TCCAGTAAGCGGGTTGTAATCTAAGCACTCCTTAAGTCTTGCCTGAGTAATCATGGTCAATGCTCCCGGAACTGTCGGTTAATTCGGTTGAAGGTGAACGCCAGCAATAAAAAAGGCCGCTTTAACGACCTGGTGATTAGTGCCTTCATGCGGCGCACTCCAGCTCTGCGAGCCCACCGCGCACTGCATCAATGATGCGTTCGAGGTACTGATAATGATGGTTCGGCACAGACGGCCATTTTGCGTACCATGGGTCATCACCCAGCAGGTTAAGCAACTTGTCGCCGACGAGATAGTTGCAGCAGCTCGCCTTCACATCCTCAGCATCTTCAGCCTCATCCCACATTTCCCTGGCATCATCAGCATAGATTTCCTGCTGGCGCCGGAGTTTGATGATCTCACCTTTGACGAATTCAAGGTTGGCGTCGTTATCATCATCCACCGTGCTTTGCAGTTGCGGGTCGAAATAGCCTATAAGGTACTCATTGCTGACGCGCTTAATGAACTCCTGCACGGTATCACCGCCCATAGCAAACCAGGCGCCGGTCCAGGCCTTACCGAAGCAGGTGATGGTGATGCGCCCCTTACCGGGCTCATAGTTTTCAATCATCACCCTTACCGGGTCGAGGCGTTCAACATCTGAAATGGTAAACGCCAGAACATCGCTTTTTTCAACCTTCACGATTAAACTCCGAAGCGGCGATTAAGCCGCCCTGTGTATACGACGAACTCCAGGAGGCTAACTCCCAGAGCTTCAATTTTCTTGTGATGCTTGTTGATGATGGGAGGCACCGTTTAGTTCCAGTTAGGCTTTGGCTTCTTGCGCATGGCCTGCTGGATTTCTTCGGTGCAGCGTCGGGAGGCCGCGCGGATGGCGTTGTCTTTTTCTGGCGTCATGCGGCCTCCGTCGTCTTTTTGAAGGAGTGAGCAATTCGCGCAGAAGCAATAGTTACGTAATCCGGGTTCAGGTCGATGCCAATGAAGTTGAAACCTTCCTCGATTGCTGCCCGGCCAGTGCTCCCGCTCCCCATCCATGGATCAAGCACGGTACCGCCAGGCGGTGTAATCAGCCTGCAGAGATAGCTCATAAGGGCGATCGGCTTAACTGTGGGGTGATTGTTCTTCGCGCCATTGGTACGCCCGGCACCGGCGCGCGGGTCGTTAATGCCGACGCTTCCTTCTTTGCGGCCGCCGGTCATGTCGCTGGCTGACGTCGCAATGAATCTCTCGAGACCTTCATCGCGCTCTTTCGGTTTTACCTTGGCGCAGTAGAAGAACCTGGCGGCGCTCTTACTGCTATCGATGCGCGGAGTTGATTCGTGCCGCCGGTCCATTTGCCCATAGCAATTCGCCGCACCCATTTTCGAGCTGGGCTCATTGCCGGTAAGCGCTCCTTGTTGGCCTTTCGCATCCGGGAACGCTGACACGACAACATCACTTCCGTCGTGAATTATGTTTGCTGGCCAGCGCCCCTCCGGTGCCTGCTCATAATCAGCAACAGGCTCGGTACCATCACGCTGGTGTGAAAGTAGACTGCCAGCACCGCCATTTAGCGCCTCGTCGGTAGGGATGCGGCAGGCATTGATATTGATCGCCCCGGTACCATGCTCAGCCATGTTCGCTGACACAGTTTTTTTGAAAGGCTTGCGTGCCATGACGATCGGTTCGTGCGCAGGCTTCAGAGCCGTTCCCCAGCCATCAAAATCGCCATCGAGGTTATGCGACTTGGGGAAGCCGCTGCCGTAAATCCAGAGGATTTGGTCGCGGATTTCGAAACCGGCATCCTCTGCATTAACCACAAGGCGGTGATAGGTACGTGATCCGCC